CTTCCGATCTTTTGTGCTGACGCTTGCCGTAGTCGCCTTAGGAGCGCTCGCAGCTAGGATACCAGCCAGCGTGGTCGTATTCACAGTAGATCCGTATTTAAGTTGATTAGATACCGTAGCTCCGGTCGCAGCAGGAGAGGTTAAGTTATAGCCCGTGATACTTATATTATTCACGGCGACTGGCCCAATAAAACCTTTATCACCCGGTTGAACAGATCCCGGAGATCCGTAAGGAATGTAATTACCTTTTGAGTCTTTAGGAGGAGTCACAGGGGTCACGGGAGTAAATGGGGTGAACTTAGGAGCGTTGCGCAAAGCATCAGCAGCAGCATTAGCAGCCCCAAGAGCAGCCATAGCAGCAGCGACTTCTGCCAGTTTGGCTTGCAAGTCTGCGAGCTTCTTCATAGTATCTTTGTTGATCTGATCGATAGCCTCGCCGTACTTCTTCTGAGTCTCAGCAAGTGATTCAGTAAGAGTCTTAGTGGCTTCTGCCAATCCTTCGTCTAAATTCTTTTTCGCCTCAGCGCGAGATCTTGTCAATGCTTGAAGAGCGTTGGCGATAGCCTCATCCATACGAGCCTTAGCGTCAGCCAAGCGCGCCATGCTAGTTGATTGAGCGTCAGCAATTGCATTTCGATAATCCGTATGCGCTTCTGCTAGGTTCTTATTGAGTTCTCTATCTACTTCGGAAAGAGAGTCTTTGAGATCCGTAGCGACCTTCTTGTATTCGTCTATAAGTTCTTGAGTGGCTAATTTGCCACCTTTGTTCATAGTCTTGGCGAGGTCGTCCATTCCGGTATTGGAGATAGTCTCGACTTCCATATACAAGGCTTTAAGTTTCTCAGAAGTCTCCGGTGAGGCGTTCTTGAGAGCTTCGGCGATCTTGTTACCGAGGCGTGGGCCGTTCTTGACCACTTGTTCGATAAAGGTCTGTGAGTAGCCCATACCCGCTAGAGCAGCTGCGTTCTCTTGTAATCTTTTAGCGCCAGTAAGAGCATCTTGCAACTGCTTAATCATATTCTTAGGACTTGATCCCTTTACGAAATTGTCCATATTGATAGCAGAAGCAAATGCGCTACGAAGGCGATCCATAGATTTCTCAACGATCGAAGCTTGCTTCTCGGCAGCAGATTTATTGAGATCCTGAGTCTTCTCTAAAGCCTTTTCGCGCAGATCTAAGATCTTGTCTTGCAGTTTTTCTTCTATGTCTGCGACTTTATCCGCGTAATCTTTTGCGTTATCTGCTAGGGCTTTGGCATAAGTCTTTTGAGCGTCTAACTCGGCATCGTCATAGCGCAACTGAGCGTCAGCCAATGCCTCGGAATAACGCTTATTAAGATCTGCTACTGTCTCTGAATAGCGCTTGTTTGCCTCGGCAATACGCTCGTCACGATCCTTAGTGGCCTCTTGCATACGATCATTAGCGTCAGCAATGACTTCGTTCATATCCTTGTAAATATCTGTGACGCTCTTCTTGTAATCTGCAAGCTTCTCTTTTTGCTCGTCAGTTAGGCCTCCGCCTCCACCGCCTCCTCCGCCACCGCCTCCGCCACCTTTATTGACCTTGTTCACTTCGTTTCCGGCTTTGGTCGCGCTCTTGCGCAGAGTGTCTAATTTGTTAGATAGTTCTGTTGCTTTTTTAGCAGCGCCGTCAGCAAAATCAGATATGCCGTTGAGACCGCCGTTTATTAGATCTAATCCGGCCTTGGCGAACTTACCGACTCCGGGCAGTTTAGAAAGAACAGTCAGAAGTAAGCGTAATGGCCCTGAGTAAATCTTCGCAATAGCCTCTACGACTTTGCCGACTATCGGAATTATTGAAGCGAAGGCTTTTAAAGCAGCTTGGGCTACTGTAATAACTACATTTCTAAATGTCTCAGACTTCTTCCACGCAAGAACAAATCCTGCTGCTACTAGAGCAATCGCCGTGACGATCACTCCAATTGGGTTGGCTCTCATCACCGCATTGAGTTTGAGCATCGAGGCAGCCAAAGTATTTGTGGAAGCAATAGTTGCTAATTGACCGCCACGCATTAAAAGAGTTGCGACTTGATAAACCTTTTGAGCGGTTGCAGTAAGAATTACCATACCCCGATAGATCTTCATAGCCACATACGCGCCAGTTAAAGCGACTGTAAAAGTGAGAATTACATCTTTGTTGTCAGATAAGAATTGTCCTAGTTTTCTTAATCCGGGAACGAACTGATCGGTGATAAATCTACTAACCGCTTCGACTGCCGGCAATAACGCTTTACCTATATCGCCTTGTAATTTATTTAGATCTGCTCTTGCTGCTGCGATTGGGTTGGTGTCGCGCAAGTTCTCATTGAAGCCTTTGTAAGTAGAGTCCAGCACCTTCACAATAGCTGCTGCTCTTTCGCTCTCTGTGCCAGTAGAGATTAGTTTTTTTGTTTGATCGTCAAGAACGAATCCAACTCTTGTAAGAGATCCAAAGTTTCCGTTGAGCGCTTGAGCGAGGCCGTTAGTCATCTGCCTAAAGTCGTCAGAAGTAGCAGCAGCGCCTTTTTCTGCCGTGACATAATCTAAGAGAGCCGGAGTCAATGTCTTGATCGTGTCGCCCGCAAGATCGAAGGTTGCTAATTGTGATTGCGCTACAACAATATTGTCGGCGCTAACTACACCGACCTTCTCCAACGCGTCTGCTTGGGCTAAAAGACTATCTACATAATCGTTCGTAGCTCCGCCGGTGGTAATAAGGATCTGACGCAATCTATCTTGCGCTGCTGCTGCTGCGGTAGCGTCAGTTACGGAGGCCTTGAGAAAACCGAGTACGGCAGTAGCACCGAAAGTCACGCCTAAAGTAGCTCCGACTTGCTTGAGTTTGCCCATAAAAGCATCCATAGATTTGCCGGATTGCTGGACACTATCGCCTAATCCTTTGAGAGACGCTTGCGCTTGAGCCAACCCGTTCTTGAGTTGCTGAACATCGGCTTGAATGGATACGAGGATTGGCTCTGTCGTTGCCATTGGCTACCCCTTTATCACTTGATTAAAGCGCTGAATAAATATCCGTTGCAGTTCTCCGCTTTGGATAAGTTTATCTGCTGCTGGCGTTAAATAAGGGTACTTTACACCTGACTTCCAGATAGGAGATCCTAGTTCTACGGCGCGAGCATAAACGACAGTTGGGCCAACATCGGCAATATAAGTTCCAAATCCTTGTCGGACTCGCGTAGTAATAGATCTTCTAAGAGTTCCGGTGATTACATTTGGGCCAGATCCGCTTGGGCCAATGTGCTTTGGCGGGTCAATCTTGTTACCGACTCTTGTTCGAGATCCGTTGCTGGCGTTTATCTTGGCATCGCGTTCGATCCTAAGACCGGCCATAGCGACTCCAAGCTGCGCAGCCTTTTCTGCTTGGCCTTCAATAGTCTGGATTGCAGCCAGAGCTTCTGCAAGATTACGAACAACAAGTGCGCCCATTATTCCTGCATCCTCTCAGCCTTGATTTCTTCTACTGTTCCGGCTATTGCTAGTAGCCAATCAGCAGTAACCGGATTGAGATTATCTACCTCATCAGGCGTATATCCGAACCTATCTGCCATTTGATAGTAGATCCAATATTCGTCAGGATACTGGAAGTCATCGTGTCTTAGCCCGCCTTTAAGCAGCCACTTAAGCCGTTCTAATTGGCGGTAGGCGCTTTTGGGTCTGCCTCGTTCGCCGGAGTATCAGACAATGAAGGGAACAAAGAGTTCTGTGCGCCCTTGGTCGCTTCTGTTAGCGCGTCATAATCTGCCATAGATAATTCGTCTAGTGACTCAAGGCGAACTGACGGAAGAATAAGATCGAACGACCACTCTTCAATCATCATTGCAATAAGAGCGTCACCAAGAGCCATAGCCTTAGATAGATCGCCTTCTTGCTGGTCAGTTGCTTTAATTACTTTTTTACGATCTCCTACTTTAAGAGAAGAAGTATCTTTGAGTGAGACTGTATTGCCTGAGGGTAATTTAATTGTGTTAGCCATGATGCCTCCATAGGTTTGCCTTCCTCAAATAATAGCAGGGAGTAGGGGCGCGGGATAGCGGGAAGGCAGTCGCTATCTACCTGACCGCCCCTACTCTTGGAACTATTTATGCATAGACGCTTGCTGCAAACGCGTTCTGGAGAACCCATTTGATTGGAGCGAAGCCGGCAGTAGATCCTGCGTCAGTTGTCGTAGCTTGACCATTGACATCTACCATAATCTGAACGAAATCTGAGCCACGATCAATAACGGCAGTTGTGTAAGCGCCTTTAGAGATAGTAGCTTGGAGTTGTACCAGAGACGATCCTGTGCCATAAGACCAGTTCAGCACGATCGCTGGCTGAGTGTTATTGAGGAAGCGAGTCAATTCAGTATCGTTCTCCATTACAAAGGTGAACTTAGCTGATGTATCAAGAGCGCCAGTAAAGATCTGGTAAGGATTTTGTGTATTACCAATTCCGTAAATCGGGGTTACTGGGCGTGTGACATCGATATTTCCGCTTACTGAGTTGGATACGGTAGCGCCACCGATAGAGACTGTACCGCGCCATACCGGAGTAGGAAGAATTGTCGAGAAAGAAGGAGTTGGAGTTGCTACTGTTGAAGAAGCCCAACCTGTTCCCTTTGCGTCATATTCGAGCATTCCGTCAGCGTTGAACTTAAGTGAGAAATCGTGGAACTGAATTCCCGGATAAGAGCGAACATTTGCGGCATAGAAGTCGGTCAATGTGTATGAGATCGGTTGAGAGTCAGCTCCGACCGCAGAGGCATTGAGCAGAGATACTGTATGAGTATATGGAGCGCTCGCGCCTGTGGTAGCAACAGATCCCATAATACCTGCGATTGGGAAACCGATTGTGTCAGGAAATACTGAACCGCCAAAGTCAAAAGTCGAACGAGTGCGACCTTGAATGTAAGCGTAGTTAGTTGCCATAGATCCACGAAGCCCTGTGTCGTAAAGAGGATCTACGATATCTACTGGCTTGAGGCTATTTTGCGTTACTGGAATAAAGTGTGTTGGTGCTACGACAGTTCCTTTAGTCGCTTCTTTTGCGATACCTAAATAACTGCGTACGGAATTTTGTACTGCCATTTAATCACTCTCCTACTTTCAGGTCAGACGGGGCTGACGGCTTGTGTGCTTCTACTGGTTTGGTTGTTGCCCCAGAAGTAACATCTAGTGCAGAAAAGTTCGCTGGTGCGTCAAACTCTTCTCCCGGCTGAACTGTGATCCCGAGCGTAGGGAACACGCGCTCATCTGTTCCATTGTATGTGTATTTCATTTTGCTCCTTATGCTTGGATCATTTCGGTAACGATGAATTCTATCTCAGCGTAGGTCTCCGTTGCTCCTTCTTTAGAAGTAGCAGGTTCTCCATACCGAGCGTTAATTGCTGGCTCTGCGCCTTGCCAAACTAGATTTCCGGCATCGTTGCCGAAATTGTGATTGGAGCGAAGGCGAGTCTTGATATCGTCTATTAGTGTATCGAAAGCGACCATTGCTTCTTCTGAATTTCGTTCCATTGAGTGCTGAAAGATCTGAAGAATGACTGTGTAGTCAATGCGCTTCCACCCGTTAGTAGCTCCGCCAACGGCAATACGAGACTCGTTCTCGCCAGCAATATAGATCACCGCAGCAGATCGAGAAAGTTGCCCCGGCTGACTATTGACTTGGTAATTTATGCGCTTAGGAAAAGAAGTGAAGACTTGATTGAGCGTAGGGATAGGCGGGTTGAATAGAAAATTGAATAATGTATATCGGACTCCGGAGCGCCCGCCGGTTGGCAAAGTAGTCGAGGTCGTAGGCATTATCTGATCCTGCGGTACTTATCGACCATATCAAGAGCCAGAGCGATCTCGTTGCCGTAACGATTAGCAGAGGAGATTAGGCTCGCAGTAGGCTGAGTCGTAATCTGCATAGTCATAGAGTTGTCGCCTCGAGCTTTGATAAATGCCGTTGTGATGAGGATACAGGCCTGTTTAATAGCGTTAGGTAGATTTCCTATGGTCGCCCCGGCATCGTGGCTATAAACCAGCGCAGAGACCAAAGGAACAGTAGTTGAGCCGTAGGTGTAAGTGCTGGCTACTGTGACTTGTTCTGATTTAGCGCCGTCAAAGATCCGGAGGCGTTGGCCGGCAATAATTCCTGTTCCGGCTGCTACTACAAGGCTTGTCGCTGCTGCTACGGCCGTGACTGTATAAGTATTCACAAACCCGGCTACATACTGATATTCAGTAAAGACAATAGAAGTAGCTCCGAGACCTCCACCAAACCCGAGTGGGCCTGACGAAGACCAGTTAGTTTGGATCTGTGATAAAGGAATAATCAATTGCTGATTTTCAAACCACGCGTAAGAAGGATCTTGAATAGGGGTCAAAGATCCGGGATATGGACCATAGGAGAACGATTCGAGGGAGATAATTGGTGAGCAGTTTGGGTGTAGGGAGATCCAACCCTGTGGCGTGATCCTTGTGCGCTGAGTCTCGGTGTATTGAGTCG